AATATCACCTTCAGAAGCAGAAGTTTGTAAAACTATATCTGCACCATTAGCTGTATCTCCATTTGTTGGGGATATAGTAAATAAAGGTTCAGATACTTCTCCATTTAATATAGATGTTAAAGATAATTTTAAATCTGTGTTATCAAAATATTCGTAAGGATAATTAAAAACTGTTTGTGCTGCTGTTGCAATTATTGCAATTACACTATTTGCATTACTTAATGACATACCAAACCTCCATAAAAAGTAGTATTATATTTTGTTATATTTATTGTAATAGATAAAGCCATAATTTCCCTCTTTCAAGTTATATATATTTTTTATTTAAGTTGTCAAGTCTTTTTAATATCTAATTTTAATTGCACTTTTGTCTTCATATTTTGAAGTGTTAAATCCAAATAATTCAGGCATAGCATCTCTTACTGCATTAAATCCTTCTTCACCATTTCTAATGTCGGTGTAAACAGTTTCTATAATAATCGGGAACATAGCTCCACCAATAGTTTCTAAAAGATGTTTTTCTTGACCTATTATATTTTTACCTGTAACTAATTCGTGTGCTGTAGATATCCATGTGTTGCCTTTATAACTAGCCCAATTCAAAAATGATTGTCTTAATTGTTCTCTACCTTCTAACTCACCTATTCCTCTTGTTGCTAATGCTATTTCACCTATATAAAATATTAATTTTAATATTGATGCTTTACCACCAAACATAAAATCAATTACAACATCATCTTTTCTAAATTTTAAAAAATCAGATTCTTCAGGGTCACGTTCAAGTTCCCACCCTAGTAAAGCCATAGATTGAACAATGCCATACATACTTATCCATGTTCTAGCCCATTGCCCACCTATTTCTTTCATAAGCGTTTTATTAGGTTTAAGATAATTTATTTTTCCTGTTACAGGGTCAGGAGCATACATATTTTTTACATCAAATAATGTTTGTATTTGTGATAAAACAAAACGTGGTGCTAATAAAAAATTAGAAATTTTACTACCAATTTTGTTAAGGGTTTTAGAATTACCTCTACCTGTAGCTTCATTAACGTGTTTAGCATATACTATTAATACTTCCTGTGATGCATCAGGATTTTTAACCATAAAGTCTTTCATCATAGTGTATCGTAACATATTAAGACCACCGACCATATTTCTATTTGATGCTCTAATCCATGGAATTTTGTCAGCCCAATTAGAACCAAATCCCTCTTGTTGTTGTTCAAAGGTTTGGTCTATATCCATAAAATATACACCTACTTCTTCCATACGTTCATAATCTCTATCTTTTTTCATTTTTTCCATAAGATTTAAAAATCTCATGTCACTAAATGTGCTTGGAAATGATTGAAAAAATACACCTAATGTTTGTATAGGATTAGATAACAGTCTTTTTATTCCTTGTCTACCTAACCATGAGTCGCCCCATAATCTAAAAGCTCTCATTACGTTTATAATTTTTACAGGTAAATTATAACGAAAACCACGCATTTTATATATTGCTTTATGAAGTTTTGCTTTTGCTTGATATAATGCTTCACGTTCTTTTTCCAATTCTTTTATTTCTTTGGGTTGATTTTTCTTTTGGTTAATAGACATCTCGTCTAATCTACCTTCTTTTAATAAACGTAAATCTTCTTCTACTGTTGCAGTAGCATCTTCTAATCTCATTTTAGCACGAATTAGTTTTATTTGTTCTTTTATATCTGTTTCTTCTTTTGTTTCTAATGGTTGTCCACGTTTTATTTTACGATATTTTTCTCTATGCATCTTACGAACATCTTCAAGTTGTCTAAGTAATCGTTTAATTTTTTGTTCTTTATTTTCAAAACGTATTCTTTTCTTCTCTATATCTTTTACACCCTCTTCTAATATTTTATTTTCTGCTTCATTAAGTGGATTACCTTTAGCTGTTCTTGCTTGATTTCTAACATTAATTAAATCATATTTATCTTCGGTTATTTTAATAGCCATTGCTCGTAAACCTCTAGCAGTTTCTGTAGCACCTGTTTTCATAGCAACTTGAAGTTTATCCATGTTTTTATATAGTCTACCTATTTCTGATTGTAATTCATTTACTAATTGTTCATTGCCATCATTCATGGCTTCGTTTCTTTTATTTATTGCTGTTTTTAATTGACTATATAATTTTGTAATTTTTAGTGCTAAACCTGCAACTTCTTTATCAGATATAGGTCTTGGTTTATTTAATACTTCTTCAGCTAAAGCATCAGCTTGGTCATCAAACTTTTCTTCTTTTACATTATCAAGAACATCTAATAATGACCTTCTTGTTGGTTCATCTAACTCAAGCATATCTAAAGCATCACGAATATCATTTGCACTTTCTGTATCAAAACCAACTACTTCTTTAACTCTAATTGCTCTACGTTCTTCTCTAGTAGCTTCATCAATGTTTTTTATTTCTTGTGTAGCAGCATCTATATCTTCTTGTGAGATTTCTCCTTCAGGTGCTTTTCTTTCTCTTGTTTCCATTCCTTCAGGAAGGTATCGCATATTAGTAAATCCATCTTGAATTTTTAAAAATCCTTGTTTTAAATAAAAACCTGTAGGGTCAACTTGATTAGATGCTAATACTCTTAATTCAGTATCAGTCTTATCAGCAATATCTGTTATTTCTTTAAATAACAATTCACCACGACCTTTACCTTTTACTTCAGATTTCACACCAATAACTTCTAAAAATGTACCAAACTGTTGTGGTACGTTTTTATTAAATGATGCTTGTGTAGTTGTACCATCATCAAACTTTAAAGTAATTGTATTACCACTACTCTCAATGACATAATCATCTTTTTTTGTTCCATCAAGTAATTGAATGTTAACTATAAACTCATCAATATTTCTTTGCATTTGACTAGAATCTATATTTACTAATCTTTGATTTTGTTTCGATATTTTTGATAATCGGTCTAGAACTATTTTAGTTCTTTTACTTGGTTTGTTTGTTAAAAAACCACCAAACTTTCCATTTTCATATGGAGGAAACTCTCCTCTTTTTCTATATTGGTCAGCAGTTACATCAATTATTTCTCCTGTTTTTTTATGTTGTAACCACCAATGATTATAACCTGTGCCATCACGACCACGACATGGTTGAAAAGGTTGATTTTTTCCACCTATTAAATAGTACAATGTTTCTGTGGCAACATAACAATGACCAAACATAGGGTTATCTTTTTCTTCATCTTTTATTAAGTCTTTTTTTAATAAAGTTCTAACACCATATTTTTTCTTTTCTGCTTCGGTTACAGGTCTGTTAATTATAGATTGTATTAATCGTTCATATCTTACAGCATTAACACGTCTTTCTCTATTTTGAAAATCTGTATTATCAATTTTTTGTACGGATACAACTCTACCACTTATGTTTGGTACTTTAGAAACAATAAAACCTTTACCTAATAAATTTTGTATATAGGTTTCTAATTCACCACTAGCAAACGCTTTTTGATATTGTAAACCTTTTTTACCTTTAACTAAATAAGCATCAGGTTCTATATCAAATTGTGGAGTTTTTTGTTCTGCTGTAATTTTTGCTCTTGCTGTAAATACTGCAACGCCATTAGGTCTTAATATTCGTGCTACTTGTTCTACAATATAATCTCTAATATCAGGTGGTACAACATTTAATACACTTGTAGATATTATATTATCATACGAATTACTAGGTATATCTCTTGAGTCTGTGTATGTAGGATTAAAACCTTCTTCAGGATTTACTTCAAGCGAATCTGCATTAATAGCTTCTGCACCTTTACCTAATCCTGCTCCATAATCAAGTGTGTTACCATCAGTAAAGTTTTCTACTATATATTGTTTTATTTTTTTAACTGTTGATACAGTATTACCTACTTGTGTATCACCTGACCTTTTTAATACATCTTTACCTAATTTATTTGAATATTGTGTAGATAGGTCTTTTCTTTCTCTTTTAGATAATCCTGCTTCTTCTAATTGTGTTTTCCATACAGCAGGACTTCCACTTGGTTGTGCTATACGTTCTGTCCATTCTTGACTTCTACGAACAGAATTTGCAACATTAAATCCTGTATAGCTATTTTTAACCCACAACCATTTATGATGAAATACTGAATCTGTTTTACCTTTTCTTGTTGTTCCATCTGTAGAAACTTCTATATAATTTCCTGCTGTAGGTTCATTAGCTGTTCTAAAATTTATTGATTTATCAAATCTAACCGCACCTGTTTTTCTATTATATCTAATAGTTTGATATATACTTGTGCTTTTTAAAAAGTCTTCAGGTAATTGTTTTTTTGCATTTTCTAGTATATCTTTAGGAACAACATCAGTTTCATATAATCTATGAACAAAAATAAAGTCACCCATTCTTTTACCAACAGCTTCTCCATTTTCATTTATGTGACGTTTTATTCTTGTGCCTTTCATTGTTCTTACATTAGGTTGTCCAAGTTCACCTGTCATTGGTGCTGAAAAAGATGCCATACCCATATCTCTAAAGATGTAAGCTAATGCTTCTGTTAAACTTTTATTTTCATTTAAATATCCTTCTATTCTTTCTTTTTTATTACTAACAACTCCATCTTTATTTGTAAATTCAGGTATTGCTTGTACAACATCTATAACATCACTTAATATTAATGTTTCAACTTTTTTGCCTTTTGGAAGTTGTACACTATAACTATACGAGTCGTGATGAAATTTTTGACCTTTTACAGTTTTAACAACTTTAGGTTTGTCTTTAAATCTTATAACAACAGGAGCTTCTCTTATACCTGCTTTTTCTGCAAGAGGTTCTGCAAATAATCTACCTATTGTGTTAGCTGTTCCTACAGAATTAAAAAAGTTATCTTGAGTTTGTTTTTCTGCTTTACCCAAAAGGCTTACTATAAATGATTTTCTTTCATTAAATGTTTTTACTTGATTTAAAACAGAGTCTTTAAGTGCTACTATTTTACCTTCAGGTGTTGTTGCATTATCAAATGCTTGTAATACTGTATCTTTATATTGTTGTAAATCTAATGTAACTTCGCCATATTTATTTACCTGTTTTATATTTAAAGTTTTATTAAGAACTTTTCTTACATCAACAGGGTCTAATGTTTTTGTTTTTACTGCATCTTCAAATAAATTAAATATAATTGTAGTCATATTTCTATTTGATAAATGTGAAGTATCAGACATTATTGCAGGAATAAAATAATAGTATCCATCTTTATCTTGTACTAAAGAATCAACAAATCCATTAGCTGTTCCTAAACTATCAAAAGCCCATATACGACCTGTAACCATTGGATATAAAATACCACCAAAGAAATCTGTATCACCATATCTACCTGCTAACATTCGGTCAGAATGTGTTACAGAAGTCATTTTATTTTTTAAAAGTTTTACTTTAAAATTATCTTTTATAATTGCATTTTTGTGTTTAGGTATTTTTTTAATATCTTCTTTATTAATTTTTTGTTCTCTTACTTTAGCATTATCAATATTTTCTATTTTTCCTTTTTCTACTATATCTAATACTGCAATATCAGCTTGCTCTATAGCTTCTCCTCTTGCAATCTTACCACCTACAGTATTCATTAAATCAATTACATCTTTATCTGTAACAACATTAAATCCTAAATTTTGTAATCCTTTACCTATAAAATCAATTAACTTACGAATAGCTGTACGACCACTTGCATCTATAACATTATAGTTAGTTGAAATAATACTTGCTAATTCTGCTAGAGCTTCTTCGCTTTTTAAATCTTGACCATATTGTTTTGTATGATTGTCTAGCTCTGCTCTTAATACACCTGTAGAGTTACGATATACACGTTTAAATAACTCATCAGCAAGTTGTTGAGCTTGACCATCATTTTTAACTTTACTTAACAAAATAGCGTGAAATACTTCGTGTGATACAGTTCGTTGATTTGGTTTATTTTTATTAATATGCACTACTTTAGCAGTAGGGTCATAGATACCACCTGTAGCTGTTGAACCTGTGGCTTCTACATATGCTTCATTTGTATCATGAACAATAACTTCTACATCAGGTGCAATGTTTGCTATAGCTTTTTTAGCATTGTCTACTTGCACATCAACATCTATATCTTGTGCTTGTACAGAAGAAATATAAATATCTTTTGCTACTTCTAAACTAACATTATTTTTATCAGCAATCGGTTGTATAATATCATCAAATATAGATGTTTCTCTTATATCTTTTATTTCTTGTTCTGTTAAGGTTTTACCTTCTCCTGCTTCTATTGATTGTTCAATTAATTTATCTAATTTATTGTCTAAATAATTATTCCATGCTTTTACATTTTCATCAGAATTATTATCTATTGCAGCTTGATATAATCTTTGACCTTCAGGGTCATTTTTAATTATATCATTTTCATCTATATTTTTTTGTATTTGTTCTTTTGTTTGCCTTTGTATTCTATTAAAATCACCTTTTGTAAGTTTGTTTTTTGCAAATCCAACTGCGTTAACTGTTTCTCCCATAAGAAAACCAACTGCTAATGCTTCTTCAAGTCCTTCAGATAATGGGTTTCCATCAATAGCATTTTGAGCTATTTGTGTTAATCCTTCTGATGTAGGTTCTCTTAGGTGTTTCATTATTTTTTTAGCAAAAGATTCTATTAATTCTCCTTTTTGACCTCTCATAAAATCATTTACCATTCCTAAAGCACCCATTCTTTCTAAAATAAGTTCTGCAGCAATATAAAGCATAGCATTTCCTGATGCTTCTTTTGGATTTTCTCCATCTGATATACCTTGTTGATATCTATCAGTACCTACAGTAGAACCAAGATATGAAAATCCTAATACAGGGTTTGCTATAGCTAATGCTATCGTAGCTAAAAAATCAGGTGCAGAAATTGCTGCAGTTGTTGCTATATCTTTAAATGCTTGTTTATAATTACCTTCTTGCCAACTTTTTCTTACAGACTGTGAACCCTCTCCTTTAAGTGCTTGTGTATATATTTGTGCTTCTGCACTATATATATCTCCAATTATACGTAAATCTTCAAACCAATCATAAGTTTGTATTTTATCTATATTTTTATCTATTGCTTCAATATATTTATTATATTCAAAATCATTAATTTTTCTTGCATCAGGTATGTTTTTATCTGTTCCAACATTGTCTAAAGGTGGTGCAACCCCACCGATAGGCATTGGTGCTTGACGTAAAGAATATGTTGCAGCATCTTTATTAAATAAAAATATACTTGTCAAAAATTCAGGTGCTGCTTTCCACCTTTTTTTTGTTTTTGCCCATTGCTCATCCCAAAGATTTTCCCAATAATTTTGACGTTCAGCTTCTTTTGATATAAGCAATGCATTTTTTTGATTTGCTTCTTCAAATGAATTATATCCATCTGCTTTAACTTGTGCTAATACATTAGCTTCGGTAGGACTTATTTCATATTTTTTAGCATAATAAGCAGAGCTTTTTAAAAAAGTCATATCTTTATTATTTAATATAGAATCAACATAAGTTTTATCTGTTGTAGATAAATTATTTGTTGGATTATTTAATAAAGTAGTTGCAGTAAAATTATTATTTGCTTCTTGTTTTTTTAATTTTTTTACATTATTAAAATTAAAATCACCTACTGAAGATTCATTAGTTACTTCTTGTTTTGTTATTTTTTTTACATTTTCAAAATTAAAACTCATATTTAAAGACCTGTTCTTTTAAAAAATTATTTTTATAATGTATTTAAATTTGGCAATCTACTTTTATTTTTAATTATTTCTATATGACTTTCATTTAATCCATTTTCAATTCCATCAAGACTAATAATTCTAGCAATCCTTCCCTCATCATCTTTTATTTCATCTCCTATTTTATATTCAACTTTATCTTCATCTTTATCTTCATCTTCATCTTCAATTACTGTAGTAGGAGGTTTATCATTTTGAACTAATTTTATTGCAATTTCTTTTTCAAAAGGTTCTATATAATGTTTTCTAAATTCATCTACACTAAGTATTTTATTTAATTCAGGGTCATTTTGTCCTTTAACCATATTTATATATGCTGATTGAGTCTGTTGCGTTCTATTTATAATATTACCCAATGTAACATTTTTAGGTAACCTTATAAGGGGGTCATAATTAAGTCGCAATAATCTTCTTGACAAACCAAATACATCCTTAAACAATTCTTTTTGTGATGGTGTTAATAATTTATCTTTTCCTGTAAAAATACCACCTCCATCAAAGTCTACTGTTAAATCTCCTTGACCCATTCTAAGTTGTATTAAGTCTGTCCAAAGTCTTATTTGTTCTAATGGAAATAATGCTGTAGGAGAACCATTATTAATTTCATACATTTTTTTAAAAGCATTATTTACTTTATCCATAGAAAAATCTTCAGGGTCTAAATTTTCAAGCATGTCTTGTATACTATTATAATCATTTAAATTATTCATTTTAGCATCAGATACACTTCCCGTAATTTCTGTTTGTAAAATATTTGCCATATCTTCACTTATTACAGGTACTTCTCTTCCATTAATGTTTACTGTAGTTTTTGCTAATTCTATTATAGCAGGAACATCTATTGTACCTGCTTTTATTTTAACTCCTACTTCTGTGCTAGTTTTAAATTGTAATCTATTTGTTTTAGTATATATTTCATTTTCAGCTTGTTTTAATAAACCTTGTATAGATAAATTTTGTTCAGTACTTAATTTTGTTGGGTCATATTCTTTTAAAAAATTATCAATATCAAAATTAATTACGTTTCTTATTTTTTTATATTCTATATTTTGTCCAAATTCTGATTTTCTGTTTGCAGCAGATTGTGAAGTAATTTTATTTAAACGTAATAATTCATTTGTTGCATATTCATCTTGAACTTGTGCAGCAGTTCTTTCTATTATTGGTTGACCATTTTCGTCTAGTACATTTACAACTTCTTTAGTTTCAGGGTCTATTTGCGTTTGATATACAGGTTCAAATCTTTGACCTGTTTCAGGATTATCTAATATTATTCCATTTTCTGCTGATGTTCTATATTCAAACATTGAATTTGCAAGTTTATCTACTTCTATATTAAAACCTCTATTTGTAGATAAAATATTCACTCGACTTTTAAAGTCATTATCCAATGCACCAAGTTGTTTTTTAGCTTTGTTACCATATATATTATCTTCGTATTTTTGTCTTGTTGCTTCTACTTGTATGTTATATTGTTCAGTAGCTCTTGCTAATTTATCTTCATCAGTAATAATACTTATTTCATCTTTATATGCTTGTTCCATTACTTTTTGTTCTATAGAATAATTTGATAATTCTGTTTTATTATGAGTATCTCTATATTGCAATGCTAATTGCCCACCAACTTTAGCTACATTAGCAAAACCTTCTAATACTGCTGCATCTGCTTTACCCTCTGCTAATATAGCTTTTGCTTCTAAATTAGGGTCACGTTTTAAAGCTGTAGTATCTGCTACAGGTTGAGCTTGTTGTTTATATTGTGGTAATGATATAGCCATAATTTTAAAATCCGTATTGTAAAGCAGCACTTCCTAGTGTAGAAACTGCTTGAGTATTTGCTTGAGCTTGAGCAGCTTTACCACCTGCTCGTGTTATTTGTGCATTAGTTTTTGCTTGCATCATAATCTGTTCAGCTTCTTGTTCTCCTGCTATATTTGCAAGAGTTGCTCGTCTTTGCATTTCTAACGCATCAAGTTGCATTAAAGATTGTTGTTCTAATAAAGATAACATATCTGTACCTAATTCTGTACCACCTCTTGCTGCAACATTCATTCTTTGTTGTGCTTGCATTTCTCTTTGAGAAAGACGTTGTGTTTGTGAAGCATGTAATATAGTTTCTTTTTGTGAAGCAGCATTTCTTTTAGCAACATTAGCATTATAATTACCCATAGCAATTTGTGCTTGTGCTGCCTTCCTAGATGCTTTTTTTTGTTTACGACCTCCAAGAATACTTGATATAGCACTTATTCCCATCATAGCCCAACCTACAGGATTAGATAATGATGCAAAACTTAATTTTGATGCTGCTACTTCTTCAACTGCCATTACGCACCCTCCACATTTACATTACTTGCTACACTTAATACAGTCATAGGATAAGGTAAATTTTGTTTAATTTCAAGTAATTTTTCTCTTTCATAATCAGAACCTACAAAAAATCTAAATGAATCAGTTTTTAATGGAATAACAGTTCCTGTTTCATCTGTTGTTTTTACTACAGGAAAGTTTGTAAGTTGCCTACCTGCTTCACCAACACTTGCACCTTTTGTATTTAAAAATCTTATTACCATTTTAGCTACAGCTTTTACTCTAGATTGTGATAAACGATTAGATAATGCAGGTTCTATTGGCATTGGTTGTAATGTAGAAATATATTTTAATCCTACTACTATTTTATTATAATAGTCATCTAATGTAATTTTATTATTTGTTACTGTAGTTTCTTTTATAAAAGAGTTATTACCTAGAACTTGTGCTGTCTGTCCATTAATATGGTCTAAAGATGATATTTCATTATAAACCTGAATTACTTCACCTTTTGCTTCTGATTTAAATGTAGAATTTACAAATGCTTTTTTAAAAGTAGTATTATCATAGCTAATATCCCACCAAAGATTTTTTAATAAATTAGTTTTACTTGTTTGAGTTCCACCTAATGTAAAAGTAATTTCTCCATTAACACCACCTGTTAAATGCCAACTAAAGGTATTTGATGCAGGTGGTAGTGCAGGAAACTCTTGTATTTCAACTTTAAGTGAAGGAAAATTTTTATTTTGCCAAAACACATCACCATTACTATTTAATTTTCTTTCATATGTTCCGTTAAAATTAGCATTTACTGTTGAGTCTGAAACAACAATATCATTTGTATTATCATAAAAAATATAATCTGTTAGTTCTATATCTTTTATTTTAAAAGTATTTGTAGTTGAATCTGAAATTTTATAAGTCATTTCATTTAGTTGGTTTGAATCAGTATTGTTAATTTGAATTAAATCTCCATCAGATAGTCCATGACTAGTTGAAGTAAAAGTTATTTTACCTACTGCTATTGCAATATCAGTAATACTTTTAGCTGCACCCCCATTAAGTTCTTTACCTGAGTCTACATACCAATTTAAATCTTTTCTTAAATGAAATTTTTCAATACAATATTTTTCATTTCTTTTAACGCAAATCCATACAACATCTTCTCCAGAACCATGTATAGATGCACCACTATAAATTTCTCCATCTGTTACAATCTTAGCCCAACCTTTAACTTCTTGACCTCTTTCATATGTTAAAATACAAGCATTACCATCTTCTTTAATACACCAAATAAACTGATTAGGTTCTTTTTGAACATACATCTCTGCAACACCTGATGAAGTAATATCTTCGCTAAAAATATTTAAATCATTTCCAACAAATGTATCTTCACCTTGTACATATACTAATTCTCTTAATTTTAATTTATCTCTTTGTACATATACTATTACATCATTTGCTATTTCTGCTTGTAATGGTGCTGCTCCATAAGCATTTTCAACTAATGTAGTAATATTACTTTGTTTTATTAGAGAATCTTTATCAGCTGACCTAATAGAAACTGCTGAACCTGCTGTTCCTAAAAATAAATAACGTTTACCTTCTAACCATTTTGGTTCTTCAGGAGAATCTATTGTTCGTTTAATAGCATCTGTTGATAATAAATTTGTAACATTTCCTGTATCAAAATTAAATGGGTCATTAAAAACACTTGCAAATAAATCTGCTGGCTCATCTTTAGAACCTGCTAAAAATAATCTATTTTCAAAAAATTCTGAAGCTGGAGAAAAACCTCTAAAACCAGAAAATGCTGGTTCTGACCAATCTAAAGTAGATGGTGGAGCTGATGCACCTCCTTGTAATGTAGAAATAATAGTACAGTTTGCTTTTTTAGGAGTATCAGAAGTTAAACTATTTATTTTAACCAACCCTCTATGATAAATATTATCTGCTTCTAAACTAATACTTACATCACCACCATTTGAAGAATGTCTTTGAACAGCAACTCTAATTCTTGTATTTGCATCTTCTACAGTTCCAGATATATATTTAAAATTTCTTTCTACTCCACCTCTAGTATCTCCAATAACAACATAACTAGTTTCTGTAGCACCAGCTATACTTTTTTGTATTAATAAAGAAGCTTGAAAAGTTCCAGATGTTTCAAATACCCAACTTGAAAAACTAACATCTAGATAAGATGAAAATACAAGACTTGTTCCATCTGAACTACCAAAAGTTTCAGATACTTCTTTTGATTCAACACTTCTTAAATAATCTATTGCCCAAATAGAACCAACATGTCCTTCATTAAATATTTCAGAAGAAGGAGTAAGCGTTGTTGTTCCAGTATATACACTAGTAGCAGGAGCAGAAGGAGTTATTGTTGTAGAAGTAATATTTCTGTCTATTAATGGAGGATAAAGATAATTAATTTTTTTAATAGAAAATGATGGTGCTATAGTATCCCTTGTTAATACCATTGTTTCTTTTGTTGGACAAGTAAGTATTAATGTATCATACTTTCTATTATATTGAACTAATCTTAATTCATCTAAAGTATAATCTATAGCATCTGTTTCTGTAACATTTTGTACTTGATTAACATTATTACCATCTGTGTAATGAACTTTTGCATAATCAGTACCTAATTCAATAACAAAAAATGTATCTGATGAAAAATCAAATTCTATTAATTTAGCTGGATTAGTTCCGCTTGATGCTGTAAATGAAACAAACTCTGTTCCTGCTCTACGTTCAACACCACCTTGAGGTAATACTAAAAAATTAGATAATTCTCTACAACCTGTTTTATATATTTCAAGATTATTTCTTCCATCAAGTTTTCTAGAAAGTTCACCTGCATTAAAAGATTGTGTAAAATTTATAGCCATTATATTAAAGGTTCTTGATTATATCTTGATATAATAAAATCACTTTCTTCCATTTCCCAATATTTGTTTTCTTGGGTATCTATACTTTTTGCATTTGGAAGTATAACTTCATTATATTCTTTTATTAAATTATTTTGCATTACTTGGTCTAATTGCATAGGAACAGATAATTTAATTGCTAAATTTTGTATTACACATTGTGTTACAAAAGCATCTAAAAAGTTTACATCTTCAATTCTAGCAACATATGATAAATAAATTTCCTCATAGTCACATAATATTTTTTTACCTTCAACTACAAATTCAGTTCTGTCGTCATTTCCTTCTTTATTGTCATATATATTTATTACTCTTATACAATCATTTGGTAATTGAAATTGATATTCAAATTTAAAATCAGGAGTTTCAGTAAGGCGAGAAAGTTTTTTTCTTTTTAAAGCACTATTCCATTTATAAGTTCTTAAAACTTCTTCTAATGCTTGCTCAAAAAATATATTACATAGTTTTGCACTTTGTACAGTAGCATTATCTGTATTTGAACTTATATCTAAAGAAGCAATGTTGCTTGCTCCAATTTTAAGCAAGGCATGATTACATATATCAATCTTTGTCATCTTACTCCTAAAAAAATGTAGGTCTTACAATAACCGAGAAGGTGGTTAAATGCCTACTGAATTACTTGTTGTTACGCAACGTAGTAAAAGATTTGTCCTGTACCTGTTGCACTAGCAGTTTTTGCGTGACTAGATTCGTCTAACTCTACAAGTCCGTTAGCTGCAAGAGCAGAACCTACTTGTCTACCATTACCTGATTGGAAGAAAGTTTTTCCACTTGTTCCAATAGTAACAGCAGTAGCTATGTCAGTACCATCAAGTCTGAATGTTAATGCAGAACTTCCACTTCCACCCCAAGCAGTTTCACTTTGGAAAGAAGCACCTATAATAACAGCACCTTGAGGTAAAACTGTTAAGTTATAAGTGTCGCCACCTGTAGTATTACTAGGTCTAGTAACATTAAAAGATGCTACTTGCAATCCTGTAATACCTGTAGCAAAGGCATAATCGCCTGTTCTTTCAGTTGCTGCTGTAATTGTAGTTTCAGAACCATAAACACGAGTTACTTCTGTTGAATTTAATGTTGCCATTTTATAATCTCCTTATGGTTACGATAACGCAACGCCTTCTTGACAGTTAATTTGAACTACTTTCTTTTCTTCCATACGAACAGCACCTGTTCTCATGCAAGAATAAGCATAGTAATTGAAACGTTTATCATCTCGCTTGCTAATCTCTGTCATAATAGAAGGATTAGTTACTTGGCGGATGCCCGACTTGACGTATGCAATACAAGCTCTATCTGTGTTTTGCTGACTTGCTGTAGATGGAACATCAGAAGCAGACCAACTTAATGTAGCAGCATTACCACTTGTTGAAGTAGGTAGAAGGTTAGAAACAATAAATTCAAATCCGTAGAATGAAGTTATTTCACCTTTAACTAATGCTTTAACAGTATTGAAGTCAACGCTTGTAGTTTTAGTAGAACCTAACATATCTTGAATTACTTTAGGTGTTACCGCAATATACGCTTTGTTTAATGGGTCATCTAAATCAACACCATTTTCACCAAATAATCCACGAGCTTCAGATAGTTTAGCAATAGTTAAACTTCCTGATGCTGCTTCAATAATTTGACTTGCAGGTAAAGCAGTAGCAGTACCACCTGTTTTACCTGTTTGAGCGTTGCCTAATGCACCTTTAATAAACTCAATATCTTTTTTACGATTTAACGCATGAACCTGTTGTTGAACATATTCAGATTCAGGGTTAACCAACATTCTTACTTTATCAAACTTATCAAGCATCAAACCAACATCATATGCGTTTGCCACTACTCTACGTCTAGCGTGAGAGATGTCGTTTTCAGGTGAGTCAGCATATCTGTTTTCAACTTCTGATGCGAATACAGAACCTAATTGGTCATAATACTTTTCTTCACCTTCGATAGATTCTTCAAGGCAAGTGCCTGTGAATTTTCCACCCATAGTTTGAGCTAATAGGTCTAATGTAGAACCATACTGCTTAACAAAAGCAGTTGTAATACTTGTAGAAGCCATTTTATTATCTCCTTGTTTTAATTTTGGCTAATTAATAATTTACGCTGAATTAACAGCACGACTAATCGGCTCTGATTATCTCCACAAGGAGGTCTTGCCTGCTGTTTAACGTCTAGGTCGACGATAACTTACAGGGGTCTAAAGAGATTATCCCTTTCGTTATATAAATCCTTACTATAAGTAGGCATTATATGTCAAGTAAAAAAACTTTATAAATTATCACCTAACTTATTCATTAAGTCCATACGTTTTTGTGCTATATGTGATGGTATTTTTGTACCTGTCTTAACATATTCTGCTATATCCATATTAACTTCTGCTAATTGGTCACGAACACCTGCCATAGTATTTGTTTGATGATGTCCTATTTCAGGGTCATCTGCAAATTTACTAGCAATTTTACCTAAAGTTGTTGCTAATGCAGGGTCTTTTAATAATCCAGCATCAATAGCATACTGTAAATTTTCTTCAGGCATACCATTATTTTTAAGTAATGATATTACTCCATTCATCATACCATCATAATTTTCACCCCATTCGGTACGAAGCTCTTTATCCATTTGCTCATCTGATTCTTTTAATGAAGATGAAGATTCTTCAATTTCTTGAGCTACCATTCCTAAATACCAATCTACTAATTCTTCAGCTTTTTCAGGACTAGCACCTAATTCAAATGCTTTTTCTTTAAATCCTTCAACTGCTTTTTCAAAAAATATTGCAGATTCCTTTCCAACCATTTCAGAAAATTCATCACCAATAGTAAAATCATAACCTTCTAATGAATCTGGTCTTCCTAATTTTTGATAAAATTCTGACCATTCTTCATCAGTAGCATCTTTTTTTGGTATATCACCTTTTTTACCTGCAAAAGATTGAAGCTCTTTTATATATTGTCCAACTTCGTTAGCACTTTTTCCATCAAGATTTTTCCAAAATCCTGCATTTTTAACATCTTCGTTATCAATTTGCGATAACATTGAATCAACAAAAGACGAATCTTCGGTTGTTTCTTGTACTTCCTCATTGGATAATTCTTCGGTAGTTTCAACTACTTCCTCTGTTGCTACTTCTTCAGATACTTCTTCACTCATTTGAGTCCTCCTCTATGGGTTTCATGTTAATTTGTTTTTTAATACTAAATATTATATTTTTTAAAGCATTTATTTTAGATTCAAGTATAGGGTCATTGTATTCTGTTTGGTCTTGCCATTTACATATACCAACTAAAAAGTTTGTAACCAATAATGCATCATTGTTTGTTTGGTCAAAAAGATTTACAAAAGCTCGTCTAGTTTCTTCTGATAAATCCTTCTCATTATCCCATTCAAAATCATAGGTAACTTTATCAATTATATCCATTATTCCTCTATAGGTTCTTCATTTTCTGCTTGATTTACTAATTGTTGTATAAATTCTGCACCACTTCCTTGTTCAGGAGTTTGTTTTGTTTTAGAGTATGCATCACTTAATGTAGTAGCTGTTTTTGCTTCTTCTTGCATAGAAGCTGCTTCTACTCTAGAATCTCTTATTTCGATTACTTCTTCTTCTGATAATTGTAAATTAATTGGCATCATATTTACTTCTTGAATAAATCTTGCAGTTTTATCAGTATTTAAATTATCAAATATATCAGGTTTAATTTGTGCTATTTGTGCCATTTGTTGCATTGCAGTCATTGTTCCAAATAATTCTATTTGTCTTGCAGCTATAGATGCCTTACCAACTAAATCAAATTCAAGTTCTTTTTCTGAAAGTTCTTCAATGTTTAATTCTGGAAAAGCATTATTTCTCATCATTATGCCAAAAGAGCGTTCAAGTATTGGTTTTACAAAATACTTATTTAATCTATTAACAGCAGGAGTTAAAAATTGTAATGATATATTTAATCTTTCTTGTGACTCAAAGGCAGTCATATTCTTTTTATTATGCAATGGATTAAATAATGGTACATAAAAAGCCTCCATTATTTCTTCTTCTTTTTTAGAAATCATTTGGTCATTTATAATTACATTATCCGTAGGTCTTAATTGTTCAGGTTTAGATAATGGATTACCTGCGTTCCAGTATATAATAGAACCTGAATTATTAGATATTCTTCTAACACTACCATCATTAGGAGCTAACCATGGGGGATTAGATACTCTTTCTGCACCACGAATACGAGATACTTCCATTCTATTTAACAATGGCAAAGTAGAAAAAACTTCTAATGCAGGACTGCGACCATACTTTTCATAATTTGTTTTGTAGAATCTAGCAACAGAGTAAGGCATTTCATCAAATCCTGACTCCATTACCATTTCTTTGCTTTTTAAATCTATATAATATGAAGCTATTTTTTTACTTTCTTTTATATCTGTTTCTGGAATACCATTTACTCTTGGCATTACAATATGAATAAACATATATTCTTTTGTTGATGTATTTGGGTCTTTTGCCATTGTTTTTATTTCTTCAGAAACCGAATCACCAAACTGTTGAATAGCTTGTCTTGCGGTAAGTTTAAACTCACGAATAACTGTATCTACTTCTCCTTGATAATTTTCACAAAAGAAAAATTGATTAATATAATGTGAACGAAAATTTAATGTTTTTTTATTAGAAGGTTCGCAATATAATGCAGTAGTTCCAATATATCCACAATGGTCTATACATTGACCCATTTCTTCATAAAAATTAGAATCTTCTATTGCTCTAATAAATTTAGAAGATACAGTTGATAAAGCCCTTACTACATTATCATTTTTTAATAAATCTCTATCTGTTGGTACAACTCTTATCCAATTTTGTCCTTGTGGAAAAAGATGGCTCATCATACCTGCAGTAAACATACGTCTAGCTTTTATACCAATATCTGTTATTCTTTCAGTATCATCTCGTTGCCCTTTTGAGCGTTTGCTTTGTATATTATCTGCACTTGGATTACAAAAAGATGCTGCTGATTCATATAGATTTTCAAAATTAGTTCGTTCGGAACTAGATTTTTCTCTCTTGTACATCTTTATTAAAGATTCAATATGCATTAAGTAGACATTCCTGATGTTCCAGATAATTGTTGATTTTGTTGTCTTATAACAGCTCTTTTATTTTTTAATCCTGTAACATATTTTTCATAATATCTTCTTTGAAAATCTCCTATAAGAGTACCTGATGTTTTAAGCGAACCTATAGCGTGGGGAGCATAAACATTTATAAAAGATTCTGTTTCTCCTTCTTTTTTTAATGTATCTTTAAATAAATTAGATTTAAGATAAGAATTTATACTCATTTCTGATGATGGTTCTTTTAATATTAATTTATCTGCTACATTTGCAAGCTGTTTTTTTCCAGACCCTAATACTTCACCCGAAGAACCTAATTTCTGTCCTTTAGTAAGAAATGTACCTCTAGCTGCTATTTGTGCAGAACGTTGTTTAGAGGCATCACCTACAGCGGATGAAATTAATTCTGTTGGTGGTGGTGGTGCTGGTTTAGGTTTAGGTGGTGCTGGATTGTCATTTCCTCCCCCCATAAATTAATCTCCTTATTCTATCTAATTTATAAAACTTTAATGATTTGTCTACTCCTCGTTCAAATGCACACCATTTAACTTCTTTTGGACAAATCTCAAATATGCGGAATATATCTCCTGCTGCATAATGTACATACCAACAATCTAACTTGTCAAGGTTATTGTCAATTTTTTTTTCTAAAAAGTTTTTATTATGTAAAATAGCCATTACAAATAAATTCTTATCGCTATAAATTACGCCATTACTGCAATAATGAGTTAGTAGTTTGTCGAAATCTTTTCCATAACGAACTTTCGCTAGATTCATCGGTTGATTCACTAACATAATCCTCTGCCTCCCCTACCATTTCTGGTAATTTAATTATATTATTACTAGATAAATACGGATTAACAAGATTTAAATGTATACCCATAACCATTGTTCTAAATGCATCCGCACCATGAGAATGATTATCATGTACAGGTTTACCACTAGGACTTTCTCTATAAGATTCTAAATGTTCTAATAAGTCTTCACATCTTTCATGTATAAATATATCACGAAACATACGTCTACATATTTCTATGTCTTGTAATACCGAGTTGGTTTTTGGTACACGTCTAAAATCTATACCAACCTCTTTAGCTTTTGTAACTAAATCACCAAACAACATACGTTTTGATACATCATGTGGTGCAAAATGACCACCATACTTATAGTTCTTGCTATTTACAACAACAGCATAATCTTCAATCTTCTTACCACTAGATTCGTGATAATCTATAATAATTGCTTTACCATCTATTATTTGTGCAAATACTATTGCTGTAGCATCTGAAGTACCCAAATCCCAAAAGCTATAAACAGGAGCATTTGTAATATCGACATTTCCATAGCGACCTTCATTTTTTAATATCTCTAATTCATGCCCATAGTAACTATTCTCTACTTGGGATACGGCTTCGTTCAAGTATTCTTGACGAGCCATTGCATAGGATATTATCCCCGAGTCAACATCTTCTTGAATATTTTTATAAGGTTTTCCGTCATAAGGACTAGTTTTACCAACAAGCTCTGAATTAATGTCCATGCCTTCACCAACCCAATACGCAGTTTTTGTATCAGCCAACTGATACCATTGCGTAAACCATTTAGAATTGTTTTTATTGTTTTCATATAATCTCCATAAGTGATTTGATTTTCCACGTAACGTACCATTGAATATTACAAAGGCGTTACCTTCTGTTAAAATAGGTGCAAGAAATCCTGACA